CTTTTAGCTGAGCTGCAGACATCTTCACTCGGGACTAATCTTAAGAGACTCTCTTCATTGCTGCAGGCAATTATGCAGTGAGTGTGGGGTCAGCGGGAACATAAAAGTCATAACGATTGATATAACCATTAACGCGTGGCTGGAAATAGCTTGACATATCAGCGAACTAGAGCGGATTATATTCAGCTGGGATCGTTATAGTTTTAGCAGCTTCATCAGCATTCATCAGTTCCTCATGTTCAATGTTATTCACTTCAACTAAAGCTTGACGGGGGATTTAAGGTATTGGCCTAGTGCTAGGTCCCAGATGCTCGATAGTTGATCTATTGTCTTGGAGAGTCATTGCAGCATGTATCTCTTCAAATAGAAGATCATCCCAAGAAGTAGGCTTGACTTCGTGTCTAGGGTTAGGGCCTCTAGTTTCTAAGAACCTTTAACTAAGTTCAGCGAGTATGTCATCTATGTCAGGATACATGGCTTACATTTGCTCAGTTGGTACTTCTTTAAATTTAAAAGTTGCTCTGAATTTAGTCTCGAGGTCTTTATGAGTATTGCTGAGAGCATTACTAAATTTAGTCTTAGTGTTTCTCATCATCTATTAAAGTGACTTTGCTTCAGCGAATAAATGAGCTTAAGTTTATTAAGTTAGAGAGCTTAAGAATTGTGTTAATTTGCAGCCACTCTCTTTCAAAGATTTTGAAGTTTAGTTGACCATAATATTAGCTGCAGTTTAATAATCCTAAAACATGTAATTAAGACTCAAGAGTTCATCCTAAACATCTCTACTGATTACCTAAACGTACTCAGTCTTAGCATTTTTAAACTTTCTATATTTGATTTTAGCTTTCACGGCTTCATAATTCACATCAATTTTTAAGCCTTTATAGAAATTTTTTATCGGTCTTAATCTATCTACGATGGATTTATACTTGTCGTACATCTTCATGTAAGTATCAAACATTTACTTGCGTTCTTCAAATGTATAACTTTTGTGGAATTGAGTTTTTATTTAATCTTTAACAGCTTATTCGGCATCAACAGCATGTTATTTCATAGTAGCATAGAAGTTTTGGTAGTAATCATTAAAAAATTTGGTATCTTTTGTATTTTGAATCAAGAAGTTCAACTCAGTAGCCAAAGGGTCATATTCTTCCTATGGGTCTTTAGGCATAATAGCTTTAGTATTATTGAGGTAATTACAGTATAGTACTGAGCAAGCGTACCAAGTCATGAAGTCAGCACATGGTACATGAATACCAGTGTACAACCTCTCAGCTAACTAGTACCTAACCATTGCACCTGTTGTATGTCTCAGCATAACGACAAGAACTGTAATTAAAATAAGAGCAGATGGTGAAACAGCAGCAGTTATACCACCTATTGTGAGTCCAACAGCGTAGATTAATACAGTCTTAATAGTGTCATTGTAAACTTCAAAGACACGTCTATGCACAAATACACTCTTCTCGTAGTTGGTACCGTCTCTAGTGAGTAGTAATGCGAATCCATACTTATACAGTGTATATATGATAGCAGTAATGGATAAGATTACTGTAACCTGCATTATGAATAATATCAATAGCCATATGAAACTCCAGAATCCACCACATATTAATCGTTCTCTTCTTGGTAATACAAAATACAGAGGGATTGTGTTACTATACAGGTTGCTCATTACATATGTTAGTGCTATTTAACCGATCCATATTTCTTTTGACATGGAAGGGAGCAATATGTAGAGGCAGAAGCACATTAGTGATGGGTAGATTATTTACTTATTGAGGCTAACTGCCCCGCAAATTGACAAGTAAATGGTGGTAACGAATAATGTGTATAGAAAGACTAGTCCATATTTGAAAGCATAGTAGAAATGGATTAATTTTAAGTGTAACACATACTCTACTGGATCGATAAAAGGTGATATTACCCAAGAGGCGAGCATGGGTAAGACGAAGAATGATATGAGGACTGATGATATGTTGGTCACATGAGAGGATAAATCATCGACGAGACCGTTGACTCGAGGCTTCTTAGGGCTTAAAAGACCATTCATATAGTCCTCAAGTGATCCATCTGTAGGGATGTATTTATCTTATTACAAACGCTTGAACAGTCGCATCATAAATTAAGTCAAGAAAC